ATGCTTAAGGATGATGGTGGTGCTGACATTCGTGGCACTGTCGATGTGCAAAACCGCGAAGGGAGTATCGAAGTTGTTGGTTTTTCACATGGTGTAAACCTTCCGGTTGATGCAGCTACAGGCAAAATCACCGGCAAACGTACTCATGCCCCAATCTCCTTTGAAAAAGAATTCGACTCCTCAAGCTCCTATCTCTACAAGGCTGTTTCAAAAGGCCAGACGCTTAAATCTGCTGAGTTCAAATGGTATCGGATCAATGATGCCGGTCAGGAAGAAGAATATTTCAACATGCTGCTGGAAGGTGTCAAAGTGGTGTCTGTTAACCCCGGTATGCCAAACGCTAAAATGGCCGGTAATTTCCAGATTAACTACATGGAATCAGTGTCTCTCATGTATGAAAAAATCACCTGGAAGTATTGCGACGGGAATATATTGTTCACAGATAGCTGGGAAGATCGAACCCAGGAAAGTCGGGCTAAGCCTAATGCCTGTCAATTATGCTTAAAAGAAAAACGAAAAAATCAGGTTTTCAGCTTTGTATTATTTTATTAAAGGCAAAAATATTCGAAACTAAATTCCTTAAGCGACAAGCATTAGAGCTTAGCCCGGTTTTATTTTTTTAAACGGCTGTATAATCTCAGTAAGGCCAGATAAATAACGGTTGTCAGAACAAAAATGACAACCGTATCGATCAACGCATATAATCCCTCTACATTCTCCTGTCCGCCTTCACCGAACAGTCTGTATGATAACTGGATAACAGTATCTACGCTAATAAGCGAGTAGATGTCAAAGCCACGGGCAATTACCATTGACAGTATAATGAAAAAGAAAACTTTTAATGCTCTACGGGCAAGAGTTGCCATGCGTGATCACCTCAATACTGCCGTATGCCATTAAGCTATTCATACAAGGTACGCAAATTTTCTGCATCCTCATTAGTGCATTGCGAATAGTTTGAAAATCAGATCGGTGTGCCAGGGTGATGCAGCCAAGAGAAAGTTGCCCAGGGTGGAGGCGAAACGCGCCTCGACGCACGCTTTCTATCCATGTTGTATCATCGATCGCACCGTCGTCACGGTACAGGGCAAACCAACGGTCGGTACTCCATCCCAATATGTTCGCTCGATGTCAATAGCCCAGGAACGCAATCGGTTTTTCCAGTTTCCTTCGGGACGATCTACGATCCAGTATTTTCCCCGAGGTATTGGCCCTTTATCCGGTATCATTCCGCAGCCGCCACGGTTTCGATAAATCCCATCTCCAGAAAACGCCATGAACGTTCCCACGCCATATATCATAAGGGGACTAAAATCGGCATCATTAACAATGAACTTTCCCTGTAAAGCCATGCGGTCAGACTCCTTGATCGTTAACTCCACGAAACCGAGTGTACCCCGACGCAGACGTACAAAAAAGGCGTTGGCTCTACTATTTTGGACTAAAAAAAGACCAACGTAAGGCGAAATTAACCGGCAGAGCATCATGCGGCTGGTGCGTGACGTGTCGCCAGAAATCGCGGTGAAGAGATTCATTACCGAGCAGACGATCAACGTGTTTTATTTTGTTTTTGACCTGAGCCGTGCCGGGTAAATAACGTCCGATGCTGGTCAGCGTCAGAGATGCGCCATTGATGAGTGCGATGGTGGCATCCAGCAAAGCTTTTTGTCGGTATTTGTGAAACGGCGCTAACGCATCGCGGAAGAAATTCTGACATACTTGATAAGCAGGCATAGAGGTGATCTCATTGAATTGGTTGCACAATCAGTAGATCACAAAACTCTATGCCTGTCTTTTTTTACCCACCCACGACTGGGGATCCCTCAGCGCGAAAGCGGGCTTTGTCAGCAAGCCTGTGAAGCCTGCTTTTTCTCAGCTTTAGCCACCGGCACCTTATTCGTCACGCCAGGCGAGACGATCATTCCGGCCACGGTTTCATGGGTTTTAAAGGTACAGCTACAGTTGATGTTTTGGCACTGGTTGTAACGTTCCTTGGTTTCACGTGAGATATAGCGGCTGCTTTTAGTATGGGCCGCGGCCTGGCAAAGCGGACAATGCATCATTAGTAAAATCTCCCTGTAGTGACCCTTTATTAATACAACAAACTCACAAAAAGGGCAACAGAATTCACTTATTGTGAATCAAGATCTCCATAATCCGCCTTGTATTCGACGCCTTTCAACGAGAGCTCAAATTCAAGCTCCGTGGTAAAGCCCGTACTGCCCACAGTGTGAGTCACCTTACTAATGACCCACTGGTGACTGTCAATCACCGCTTTAAACCCGCTCACCTTAACCGGCGTCTCAGGAATAAGATCGGCTCTGCCCAGCGCCAGCGTCAGTTTAAAGGTCACGACAGTACGCTGTAGCCTTTCCCATTCCGCTTTAGCGGCCTGCATCGCGGCCGCTTCGTTGGGATAGGTGGTCGACAGCGTAAGAACGTTATCTTTGCTGCCGGCCAGATATTCGCCCTGCTCACTCTCTGACGCACCGGCCGCGCCGCTTTTCTTTTGCGCGGCAGGATGCTGCGGCGCAGGCGAAAATTTTGCTTTTATCGTGCGCTGCAGCGTCGCGCAATTTGACGTCGGGTTTTGTGTATGCAGCCAGTTGGCCTGCACGCCGGTATACGCGTCACGATCGGGAATATTAAAACTGTGCTGGTCGCCATCCTGCCGGGTAAGCGTCAGCGGCGGCAATGGCTTGCCGCTGGTACTTACGCCGCTGCCCGGACGAATAAACAAGAGCTTTCCTGCTTTAATCACCGCCACCGCGCCATACCGCGAAGCAAGGCGCGTCATAAACGCGGCGTCGGACTCCTGCGTCTGGTCAATATGCGCGATCGCTATCTCAGCAAAACCTTCAGCCAGCACAGGCGTCAGCTTATTGCGATCGGCCAGCGCTTTCACCACGTCACCCAGGGTCGTATCGTGATAAGAAACCGCACGCAGCACGTTCAGCGAGCCGCGAAAATCCGCACTACGCGCAACAATGGTCAACCGATCCGGCGCGCCATGATGCGTGATTTCATCAACCGTAAATTCGCCCTTTTCCACCAGCGCCGAATCTTTCCAGCCCAAAGAGAGCGACAGAACGGCGCCGCGCGGCGGCAGCGCCAGCTGGCCGTCCGTGTCATCCAGCTCAATCTTTAACTCATCGACTTCAAAACCCCGGTTATCGGTTAGCGTCAGGGACAACAGCCGATCGCGAATGTCAGCGCTCACATCCTGCGCATTGACCTTCAGGGTAAAATCAGGAATAAGCTGCGTGGCCACTGGCAGGCTGGTCATGATGTCAGCCCTCCGATGGCATTAACGGCTTCGCCCGCGCGCTGGCCAAGATCGCTAATCAAGCCTGCGGCCTGCTTTTTGGCATCGCCGTAAAGCGAGGTTATCGATTCATCCACGCGCTTCAGGTTGAGGGTGAATTTGATTTTGCGCGCGCCGCCGTCCGCATAAAGTTCGCTGTGCGTTGCCGCATAACTTTCGACCACGTACATGCCGTAAATAATGCCGCTCCCGCTTATCAGCGGCCAGGCCCGACCTTCATCCGCCAGCATTTTAAACGCCAGCACCGACGTGACGCCGCCGGTAATGCCGGGCCGCAGTTCGCCGGTTAGCGTGATTTTTTCATCGCCCACGCCGATAAACTGCGCTGCTGGCCGCAGCCCAACGCGGCTGGTAACCGGCCAGCGATAACTGACGTTTTGTTGCAACTCGCTGTACGGCAGCGTCTCACGCACAAACGGCATCATGCCGTAGATCATCATCATGGTTTAACCTCGCAAATACATACTGCTGCGCGCGCTCGTCTGTTGATTACGCCGCTCGTTTTCCTGGTGTTGTCTGATCATCGCCAGTACATCATTAGCAGTCATGCCGGGCTGCATATGAATGTCGTACTGATAGCTGTTCTGGCTCTGATCGTGATATCCCGTCGCCGCCGCTGGCGTCACCACCGGCTTATAAGGGGCACCGCCCGGCAGCAGATAAGGCGCACCATCAGGCGAGGCTACACTGGAAGGCGGCAATTTATCTTTCAGGTCGTTGGATTTGGTGTCGATAATGCCCAGCTTGCCCAGCACCCAGTCGATACCGCCGCGCAGCTGATTCAGGGCAGTGGTTGGGATCTTCAGCGCTTCCGCCAGCATATTGCCGAATTTCCTGCCCATCTCACCGGCAGAATCCAGCTCAGCCTGGGTCGATTTCACCGGCTCCAGCAGTTTGCTGAACCAGTCCCACAGCGCTTTAATTTTTTCGCTGAGCCAGCTAAATACCGGCGTTAGCGTGCTAAAAGATTCGCTAATCGGCCCCATCGCTGCCGTAAAGCCCTCCGCCACGCCGCTGATAAAGGCGCTGATCGGCTCCCAATATTTACGGATTATTAGCGCGCCTGCCACGATCGCCGCGACGACCGCCATAACCGGCCAGGTCAGGGCACCAAGCGCCGTCATGATCGCGCCGCCTACCGCGCTGAACACCGGCCCAAGCAGTCTGGCGCCGTTGATCAGCGACATAATGCCGCCGACGGCAGTGCCGGCATCCATTCCCATGCCGCCAGGGCCGCCATTCAACAGCGTCAGCACGCCCGTAATTTTGCCGACCCAGTCCGCTAAAGCCGGATTCTCCTGTAGCCATTGCCGGACGGTTTGCACCCAGCCGCTGGCCGTGTCGGTAAGCTTTCTTAACGCCGCCTCCTGCGGAGTGAAAAGATCAATCTTCAGGCCATCCCAGGCGGATGACAGTTTTTTGATATCGCCCGCTAACGTATCGGTCTGGACGCCCGCCAGGCTGGCCGTTGCACCTTTCGCGTTCATCAACTGCCCCTGCTTTGCCGCCAGCGATCCGTTACCGGCGGCGTTAATTACGCTCAGGGAGCCCGCTGCAGCGTCAGCGCCAAACAGACTTTTTGCGTAGCCCGCCTGCTGCTCAGCGCTAATATTCCCGCTTTTAAAGGCGCGATCGATATTTTTAAGAATGCTCAGGAGCGGCAGCATACTGCCGTCGTCGTCGCGCGTTTTGACGCCCAACGCCTGCAAGGCCGCCGATGTCTGGGCGTCTGGCGTCTGTAAACGGCCGAAAATAGCGTTGGCGCTGCTGCCAGCGGCGGCGCCTGTAAGCTGGTTGTCAGCCATAACGCCCAGTACCGCCGTGGTATCTTCCAGCGTTGCGCCCGCAGCGTGCGCCACAGGCGCCACCGCTTTCATCGCCTCATTCAGCTCCCGCAGGCTGGTGGTGGACTGGGCAGATCCGGCGGTCATCACATCGGCTACGCGCTGCACATCGGTTAACGGAATATCAAACGCGCCCTGGAGACGGGTCACAATGTCAGCCGCCTCTGTACTATCTAATGCGGCGGCAATTTGCAGATTGACCGTCGGCGCCGTCGCCGCCAGGATGGCATCGGCGTCATAACCGGAACGGGCGAGCGTACTTTGCGTACGCGCCACGTCCGTGGGCGCAACGCCCGACGCAGCGGCAATCTCTTTCGCCTGCTGACCAAGCGCGGCCAGCTGTGGGTTATTTTTACTGATATGCAGCTGCGACTGCATTTCAGCCATCTGCGTGCTAAACGCCATGCCGGGCGCTATCAGTTTCTGATGGCTTTCCACGGCGGCGCGGCCACCGGCAACCGCCGTTCCGACGCCGTTACTCACCTGGCGGAACAGCTCCCGACCTTTTTGGAAACGCGTTTTGGTACGGTTAAGGCGCTCCTGCTGCTGCTCTACCTGCTGTAGCGCCTGCTTTTGCTGTTCAAGATTCGCGCCCGCCTGCGCCGTATTATTTTTCAGGCGTCGCTGTTCCTCGCTCAGTTTTTTGGTGGAAATACCGGCGTCATTCAGCGCGGCGCGCTGCTGTTGCATGGACTGGCGCAGGCTGAGCGTTTGATCCTCTAACTGCAACGCCTTCTGGCGAGCCTTATCCAGGGCGCTCGCCTGCTGCGCCCCAGGATTGGCGCTGTTTTTAAAGGCTATCGCCAGCGACGCCGCTTCGGCTTTCGCCTCTTTTAATTGCCGTTGGGTCGCGACGAGCTGGCCGCTGGTTTTACGGAAACCGTCGATTCTGGCCGCCTGCGCCTCCAGCTGTTTAATGCTGGCCTGGGTGTCACGGATGCTGGCGGTCAGCTTTGCGCTTTCATTCTGAAGGGATTTAAACGGCCGCGCCGCCTGGTCTACCGCTTTCAGCAGCGCCTGCAATTTATTACTCATCCGGGTTTGCTCCGCTGCGTATCAGGGCTTTATGCCGCCAGTCGAGCAGCTCGGCCAGCGGCATGTCGTACATTTCAGAAGGAGGCCAGTGAAAGATGATCGCTATATCGGCCATCAGGTCATTAACGGTCAGGCTTCGTGGCCAGTCAGGTCGGCCGACTTCGGCGACAAAAAACCGATCACCTTACCGGCAAAGGCGATCAGGTCAGCGGGCTCCAGCGCGAGACATTCCGCTTTGGTAAGCGCAGGCTGCGTAATACGTGGCAGCACCGTCAGTAGAGCGTCAACATCTGAAGAAGCAATATCAGAGAGGCGAGTGCCGCGCAGCGCGCCGGAGTTAGGCTTGATCACCTCTACGGATTTAATCTGCTGTTCGCCGCGCTGAATCGGGGTTTCCAGCTCAATCATATTTTCGTTCTTTTCCATCTGGTCTCTCACTCTTTAAAAATGGCTGAAGGCCAGCGCCAGGCGCTGGCATTCGGGTTAAATCAGGCCGAGGTTTTTACGACGCTGCTCCAGCAGATCGACGCCGTTCACCTTTTCAACCATGTGAACGGTATCGATCTCCATCAGCTCCTGGCCGTTCCAGGTCAGCTTGAAGTAGGTATTTTTGGTGGTGATTTTGGTTTCGGTCTCTTCGCCCTGTTTGGCTTCGCCGAAATCAAAGGCCTGATGCCTGCCGCGTACTTCGATCTCCACGGCGATCTCTTCGCCGGTATCGTCACGCTGATAGGAGCCGGTAAAGCGCAGCGGCACAGCGGCGCTGGCGCCCCACTGCTTCAGCACCAGATCGTCCATGCCGCCGATAGTCCACTCCATATCCAGCGCGTCATCGTCCAGTCCGTTATCGATAAAGGCCGCGCCGTTCATGCCGCCGCCGCGCCAGGCGTCCAGCTTGCGCGACAGCTTCGGCAGCGTAACCGCCGAGACCACGCCCTGGTAACTGTTTGAATCGTTGAAAAGGTTCAGCCCTTTCAGTTTGCGGGGTAATGCCATTTGTCCGGCTCCTTAGCTGTTAACCGATGCGGCGAAGTTCGCCAGATAAGTGTCGGTGATACGCTGACGCAGGGTTAAATCCTCCAGCGGCGGCACCGGCGTGTAGTCGTAATCGATAAAGAGTTTGCCCGCCTTCAGGGTCTCTTTATCGTTGGCGGTTTCGTCATACCAACATGACGCGCCCAGCAGATAACCGGCGCTGACCATTTCGCGGAATTTGGCGTTAATGCCCGCGATAATGTCACGCACCAGAACCGGCGTCAGCGGCTTGTCGTTGGCCCATATATGCGCTTCGGCCATGGTGTCGGCAATCACCTGCGCGGTGCGGGTATAGTTTTCGAAGGCGAACAGCGGATCGTCGCTACAGGTACGGTTGCCCCAGAAGCGGAAGCCGTCTTTGCGGATTAGCGTGGTGACGCAGGCTTCATTGAGCAGATCGGCATCGGTGCCAACCTGCTGCAGATCCCAGAAGACCGAAGAGGAGATGCCGGTCACGCCGTTAACGCCGACGTTGGACAGGGTTTTATGCCAGCCGGTTTCGGTATCGATTTTTGCGCGCAGGCCCAGCGCACGCGCGGTTGCGTAAGCGGTTTCAGACTGCCTGGCGACGGTATTCCAGGCGATAAAGTCCGGCCAGATCACCATCAGCTCACGCTGGCTGAAGTTTTCGCGGTACGCTATCGCCTCAGAGATAGTTTTACAGCCGTATGCCGATACATAAGCGAAGGCGCGCAGCTGCTGCGCAATGCTGGCCAGCGCGGTAGCGACTTCCAGCGAGTCAAGGCCCGGCACGCCGAGAATGCGTGGCTTAACGCCGAGCTGCGTCTGGGCGCTCAACAGCGCTTTCATGCCGGTATAGCGACCATTTTCGTCGGTGGTGCCGATGATATTGGAAATAGTTGCGGCTTCATCCTCGCCTTCCTCAACGCGCACCACGACGGTGACCGGTTTCGCCTGGTCAGCGATCGCCTGCAGCGCGGCGGCCAGCGTGCCATGGCTGCCGGCTTTGCCGATAGCAGACAGTACGTTGGTGACCAGCACGGGTTGATTTAGTGGAAAAGCCGTGGCGTCGGCATCGTCTGCGGTGCAGACCATGCCGACAATGGCGGTAGATACGGTAGAAATAGTGCGCGTGCCGTCGTTGATTTCGACGACGCGGACACCGTGATGATAATCAGCCATCTGATGCACTCCATGTTTAGGGTGCTGACAGCTTGTCAGTTCAGTCGGGCAAGCGCATGCTTTCAGCGTTCGCTGATCGGTGAGCAAACAGGTGCCGCAGATGTTGTTGTTTTTTCGCAGGAATATAGCGATAAAGCGTTTTTACGGAGACCTCAAGCACCAGCGCAATCTGATGCAGCGAGGCGCGTTCGCCAGCATTCTTTCGGCGCGGCTGACCACTTCCGGCGTCATAATCCGCCGCCGACCACCGATACGGCCTTTTTCCCGCGCGGCGGCCAGTCCGGCACGCGTTCGCTCGACGATTAATTCGCGCTCCATTTCTGCCAGCGCGCCCATCACATGAAAGAAAAAGCGGCCCATCGGGGTGCTGGTATCGATGCTGTCGGTCAGGCTGCGGAAGTTTACGCCCCGTTCACGCAGTTCTTCGGTCAGCATTACCAAATGGCGCATGCTTCGCCCCAGCCGATCGAGCTTCCAGACCACCAGCGTGTCACCCTCTTGCAGGCAGCGCAGCGCTTTTTTCAGCCCCGGCCTTTCCGCCGTCCGGCCGCTTATTTTGTCTTCAAAAATCAGCTCACAATTTGCGCTTTGCAGCGCATTTCGCTGTAAATCGGTGTTTTGGTCATTTGTTGACACCCTGACATAGCCAATCAGCACGTTAAATCTCCCGTTAAATGATGCGGAGTGTGCCAGCTCGCCGGTTAATGGGGCCAGGAGTTTGTTTCGATTAAAGGTCGGTTTGGGGGAGGCGGCGAAAATGCCAGCTGCCTCTGCTATAACAAGCGGTTCAGGATGGTTGTCTGTACCCGTAATGATTGGCAATACGGTGCGAAATATAATTTTACAGTGGAAGTCAGTAACGGTGCCGCAGTCTACTGATGGGTCAATGGTTGTTGTTAATGCCTCATGGCCTGTGGCATTCCCTACCGCCTGCCTTTCCGTTATTCAGGCACTAACCAACTCGACCATATATTCAACGAACGGTAATCCATACACGTCATCGGCAATAGTAGATCGTGCAACGTTTGCTGCCGCATCCAGCTATTCCAAATCGCCATCAACTGTAACTGTATGGGGAATTGGCTGGTAATGAGCGATTAAATTTATACTCCGATGAAATATATAATTTGCGCCTGTGCCCTAAAAAATAATTATTTCTGGCTGGCACGTAGCCAGCCAACGCTCAGATCTTGAAACCAGCGTAGGAAAGAATCAGCATCTGACAGACTAAATTTTTATTTAACAATATCAGTAAGAAAGAAAAAGCCAACCTGATAACCCGGTTGGCTTATATTGAAGAGATGAATGTTATTAATACCGATACGGCATCTCATATTAACTGGTCAACAGTACCGGAGGACTAGGCCAGACAATATCGGGGGCTGTTGATATTTCCACGCGATTAAGCGATACCCTGTATTTTTTCAGTTGTTCGTATAGACTTTTTTCTTGGCCTGTTGCAATGCCTAATTCAACCGCATCTTGATATGGTGCGATTGATGTCCCTGCCTCAACCAATAACCTGGCTTTCATAGCTTCGGCGTCAGCTAACAGTTCTTCACGTGTCGGAGCCGGTATATCATCCCAAATTGGCCCAGTGTCGCCTGCAATCCGCTTTTTACCGGCTGGCGGGACTCCTGAATATTCTGTAAAAAGCTCATCTGTTACTGGAATTGCATCATCCGGCCACGTACCTGACTGTTGATAGCTCTGCTGTAATGACAGCGAGTAAAAAGCATTGGTTGTTTTACTGTAAAAATAATTCATCGTCTTAATATCCTATAGCCAGCCATGAAAACCAGCGTCCGTCTGAGGTATACGAGTCATCCAGGTTCAGTTGTGCAGGTACGCCTATTGCTGTTGGAACGCCAATAGATATTGACTGGCTTAATGTCCGATACCGACTTACACGATTGTAATCAGTGGCATTTACTCCAGTAGTACTCACGATTGTCTGGCAGTTATTGGGAAAAGCGATAGGAAATTTAATGTCACAGTTATATGACGTAACCCCCGCTGTGGCTGATGTTGTTAATCGCCCCCACTGAGCAATGATTTTCTGTTCCGTACCGGCAAATTTAACAGGGATCGTTAACCAGCCATTGACTGACATATTTGACTCCGCGGCGTTTAGTTTCGCCGCCTCCCCCAAACCGAGGTTTTTAAGAACCTCTGCCACCAGGCCGGCGTCCTTTATTTCCGCCAGCGCATTCGCTATCTGCAAATATTGATCGTGTGGGTTTTTCTCTGCCAGATGGGTTTGCATTACCTTGTCAGCGTATGCCCGCACTTCAATCGCTTTATCATCGACATACTTGCGCGTTGCCAGTACCACGCTCGGATCGATTTTCAGCGTCACGGCGGCGGTACTGTTCACAATTAAAATTATGCGCACGGTCTGCGTGCGGCCACTGCCTTCCTGCAGCTGCGGCTTATAGGTTTCGGCGCAGTTCGCTACCGCCACCATATCGCCGTCGGCGTCGAACAGACCGATTTCGCGGATCCAGAAGCCGCCTTCATTTTCCGGGATAATCTGCTCGGCGATAATCTGGCTGCTGTTAACGCTGTCCACGCTTAGCGAGTTCAGCGCCGCGCGCCGCTTTTCGCCGACCAGCGCTGTTTGCGAAGCGTTGGGCGCAGGCAGCGAGCCGCCGCCGTCGCCCACGGCCATTTCGGTAATCTCTATTTTGGTGCCGAGCGCCGCCGCGTTAGCGAACTTGGCCGCGCCCAGGTTGGTCAACAGGGCATAAAATTTTGTTGTCATGCGTATACGTCCGTCTGGTCAGTAATATGCAGGGCCGCGCCGGTATAACCCGGCCCGCTCACGGTGATGGTTTCAGAAATCCAGGGGTAAACGGTCAGCTCATCGCCGCTGTAGGCGGCGGCGGCAACCGGCAGCGAGCCGCTGGCGTCAAGGTTGATGGAAAGTCCAGTCAGATGCCGACTACAGGGCTTTGCATCCGCAATCAGGCGCTCCAGCTCGTTATACATCTCCTCTGTAATGCCGGTATCCAGCACGCCGACATCGAGACGAAACGTGCCGGGCGTCTCGCCGTTTTTCCACCATTCGATAATGCGGATCAGATAGCCGAGCGGTTCGACCACCCGCCGCAGCGAGCCAATGGTGCCTTTATGCCGGTGAACATATTCCGATGCGGCAACCACGCTGCGCTTTGTCGCTTCCGGCCAGCTGGCGTCCCAGCGATCGACCGACCATGCCCAGGCGAGATAAGGCAACAGCTCCACCGGACAGGTTTGCGCATTCCACAGCTTGCGCAGCGGCACCGGAATGGCGTCGATTTGCGCACAGGCTTCCGCCGCCGCTACCTCCAGCACCGATGAACCGGTCGGCAACAGGCGATCACTCATCGGAACCTCCGACCGTTATGCTGTAGCCAGAGCAGTAAGCGGCCTGGGTCTTATCCAGCACCACATCAGTAGCCGGCTGCACCAGTTCCACGCGCTGAACGCCTTCCACATGCAGAGCGGCATAGAGCGCCGATTTACGAATATCGCGGCCCAGGCGGGCCTGCGCGCTGACAAAGGCGGCGAGCTTTTTCTCTGCGGCGGCGCGGATGGGCTCCGCCTCCGGCCCCGGATAGAGATACAGCACGGCTTCAATGGCGTAATCCACAATCTGGGCTGACTGCACCGTGACGCGATCGGCCACCGGACGCACATCCTCATCGTTCAGGGCGGCTGCGACCCGCGCCAGCAGGTCGGCAGGCGCTTCGCCGTTGCCCTCGCGCGACAGCACGGTCACGGTGACGCAGGCGGGCGACGGGCTGATGGCCGAAGCATCCGCCACGCGGCCATCGGCGCTTTTGGCGTGATATTCATAGGCGCCGGTCGGCCCGGCCACGCTCAATCCTTCAAAGGCAGCCGCCACGCGCAAACGAAAATCGTCATCGCTCTCCATTACGGCGAGCGTCGGCGGGATCGTGGTGGCGTCAGCGGGCGTCAGCGTCAGGCGCGTAACGCCGTTATTGGCGCCGAGCTGGTCAAGATCGGCGCCGATGGCATAGGCCACCATATTGGCTTTCGCCGCTTCGTTAACACGCTGGCGCAGGATCACTTCGCGGTAAGCGTTCTCCTGCAACAGCTTCACGATCGGCTCCGACTCCAGCGCCAGCGTGCGGGCCATGCTCTCCTGCTGCTCCGGGGGATAAAGCGAAATCAGCGTCGCCTTGCGCTCGGCCAGCAGCGTTTCATACTCCAGCGCCTCAACCACATCAGGCGCGGGCAGCTGGCTCAGGTCAATGGTTGCCATAGTTTCAGCTCACGGGAATGGTTAGGGAAAAATCCTGCGCGGTATCGGTGTGGCTGCCGGTGATCTCCACCGCCATGCCGCCGTCAAACGCAGGTTCGTAGCTGATGGAGGTCAGCTTGATGCGCGGCTCCCACTGCAAAATCGCCATATAGCAGGCCGACATAATTTGCAGACGCAGCGCCTCGTTTTGCGGCTGGTCAATCAGCGCGGATAACAGCGATCCGTAGTTACGGCGCATAACGCGGGAGCCAATCGGGGTAATCAAAATATCGCGCACCGACTGGCGAATATGATCAAGGCCGGTCAGCGCTTCGCCGGTTGTACGGCTCATGCCGGTATATTGTGCGGTTGTCATTGCGGGCCATCCGTTCTGCTGTTGCCGCGCTCAACGCCGCCGTGGCTATGCTGATCCACCACTACGCCGTTAGAGCTGAGTTGTCCGCCGCTGTGCTGTAGGTTGCCGCTCAGGGTGCCGCCATTAGTCAGTTCAAAGGTGGCCGCCTTCAGCTTCTGGCTACATTCAACCAGCGGCGTATCGAGGGTGATTTTTACCGCTGCCTTAATCAGCGCGCTCTGGATGCCGGTCGCGGTCAGCGCGCCGGTATCCGGCTCATATTCGATTACCGCGCCGTCTGGAAATGACCAGTGCAGCGCATCTGCCGACGCCGACGGCGCCGGGTTGGCGTCAGAAAAGATGCCGGGCAGCACAAAGCCGGTCTCCAGTTCGCCGCCGAGGCAGAGAACCAATACCTGCTCGCCGACAGAGGGCGCGCACCATGAGCGCGAGCGTCCGGCGCGGGCGGTCAGCCAGTGCAGCCAGCCGGTGGTATTGTTGCCGGTATTCACGCGGCAAAGCCCACTTTCCAGGTTAACGGCGGCCACGGTGCCGATGCGAATCAGGTTGCGCAGCAGGCGCTGAATGTCTGGGATATGTTCGTTCATAGGGTCATTTTGCGCAGAGGCGGACTCAGCCGCTACTCATGCCTGTTTACTCAGCTACCGGTAAGAAATAAGAGAAAAAACGGTTAGCGCTGGTGGTTGATAGCGCTCAGATCCGTTCCCAACGCGCGGACTACGCCAGTTCGCTGACCAGCTCGCCATGCACATAAAGCTGCAAAGGACGATCCACGTTCTCTGGCGGCGACGGCTCGCCCGGATACGCGATATGCAGCGCATTGTCCTGCTGCGTCACCTGTACCCGTTCGGTCAGTTGCAGCACCATGCTGAGGTTGCACAGCGAGCCGCTTAGCGTATCAACCCTGAAGGTGAAGCCGGTAAGGCGCTGCTGTTTGCTCATCACATCGGGTTGGTGTTCGCGCAGCCAAAGCAGCGTCGGCACGATAATCAGATCGGGATCGTCGGCGTAATCGGTTATCGCCAGGTTCAGCGCGTACTGATACTCAAATGACAGCGAACTGGCCTGCGTGGAAACCACGCGCCCGCCATCAATAAACATCTGCAGGCTGTGCGGATTTTGCTTCAGCGACGGGACGCTATTGATCAGCGTCTCGCGCAGCTGTGTTGGCTTTAACATCATGTTGCTCCTGACACGCTTTAATGGTTTCAATCTGCAGCCCGCACGACACGAGCGCAGCCTCTAGCTGGCGGTTATCAGCGGCCAGATCGCCCTGCGTTCGCAGGCTGTTGCCCGGCAGCGGGCAGCTGGTCACGCGCGGACAGCCAGGCCAGATAATCACGGGCGTTGCCGAAGGCGGGACGGCTGTGCAGCCGGATAACGTCAGCAGGCAAAGCAGCGGCAGACCAGCGCTGCAGCGTCGGATTGGCATCGGTTTCCCTCTCTATTTGCCGTTCGCGGTTAAAGGCGGCGTGACTGGCGCGGCCCTGCAACAGGCGCAGCGCGGCCTCGCGTTTGGCGGCCGCGTGCGCCTCAACGGTTAAGCGATCTATGGCGCTGTCACGGCTTTCGATCCCGGCCGACAGCGTGCCGATAATGCGCCGCTCCTGCGTCAACTCGCGTTCGGTTGTCCAGAGACGCCAGCCGGTCAGCGCCACCAGCGTTACGACAGCCATGAAAAGTAGCGGGCGCATCAGATCGCGCCCCGCAGACACCAGGCCATTTCGCGGGCGCGGCGGTTCTCCAGTCCCCGATTGACGACGCCGTTTACATAAACCCAGCGCGGCAGTTGTTGGCACGCCTCTGTCCAGCGCCGTTGATTCAGCAGCTTAACCAGCGTGGAGCCGCAGGCGTTGCCGGTTCCCACGTTAAAGGCGAATGACACCGTCGCGTCATAAACCGGTTGCGGCAGCGGTTCGACCACGCAGCGCGCCAGCGCCGATTCCACCCGCAGCACATTGGTGATAAACATGCCGGCGGCCTGGCGTTCGGTGATGGTGCGGCCCGGCACGACACCGTGCGTATTGCCGATGCCGTCAGTCCAGGTTCCGGCGCTGCACTGATAAGGTTCCAGCCGGCAGCCTTCAAAATCCGCGATCAGCTTCAGCCCTTCCACCGAGGTATGCAGGCTCTGGAAACCCGGTACGGTCGCCGCCAGTACCAGAATCGCGCCGACGGCACAGCGTTTAACGGTTGGCAGATTCATACACATCCTGCGTAATCGCGCCTGCCTTCAGCAGCTGGTAGGTTTTGCGTTTGTAATACCAGCTGATCACTGTCATCAGCATGCCCAGCACAATACCGGCCAGGGTGCCAATATCTTTCAAATCCATCTTGCCCAGATACGCCATCGCCACGGCGATGCAGTAAGTAATAAACGCGCTGATTCGTTCAGTGGTCATGTTTAATCCCATAGCTTGATGGTTTCACGGGTCGGGGCGGCCGACAGTTCCGGCAGCGCGACTTCACAGCCGTGCGGCAGTACCGGGCCGCGCTCGGCCAGTCCTGGGTTGGCGGCATAAACCTGTTCAACCATCTGCTGCGTGCGGCCGTAATAGCGAAAGCAGATCTCATCGACGGTATCGCCCTGCTGCGCATAAATTTTCATTACGGTAGCTCCCGGTTGCTGCTGAAAAGCGCGCTTTGCGCGGCGTTGGCCTTGCTGCTGCGAACGCAACGACGCGGCGGCAGCGTTGATCGACCGGCTGCTGGCTGGGCAGAAAAAGGGGGTCACCGTTGACGGCTGTGCATTTATTAATCGTGAAGTCATGTGATGGCCTCGAAACAGGTAGCGAAAAAAGCAGTTGTACGCAGCGGCAAAAGGCCGGGCCTTCATTGCGCTTCGCGTATTGATAGGATCAGTTTCTCTGGCGCAGCGATTTGCCTCAATAAAAGGCGGTTTATTGAGAAATGAATAAACAAAGAGGCGGAGATAAATGCAGGCGTATTCGTGATTAAATAATGCAGGCTGGGAAAACGAATAATTAAAAGAGACAGTTACCCGTTTGAAACGATGCTGCCATTGCTGTGTTACGTAATATGCTTTCCTGACAATGAATATGCAGCATTCTGTTTACGTAAATATTTACTGCACGCTATCACTCTGCCTTTCGCTATTTAACAGGATCGATGAATGTTCAACTTCATTTTCGATGGGATATAAATTTGCGCCGAGAACGGCTAACGCCAGGCAGCCGCTCAAATAGATAGCGCTGGCACGCTTACGATTAGGCATGCCAACCAGCGCAGGATTAATCAGTCCGGCCAGAAAAAAGATAAAACAGGCGAGCGATAAAAAAGCGATAACCTTATCCATGCGATTCCCTGCGATAAAACAGAGGCGTAAAAAACAGCCCTATGTTAGCGACATAGGGCTGTTTTTTATTTGATCGGGCGCGTTACCGCTGGCTGCTTTTAATCATTTTTCTTGAGCGGGTTAACAGAAAAGGCAACGGAAAAGGCAGCATTTTTCATCAGGTTCCCTCTGGCAATTTCAGCGATTAACGCTAATGCAATTTCGCGATCTCTCTCCTGGCAAACGCCCTCGGACGTTAATCGCGCAATCATCTCAACTCTTTCAAGCATAACGCTTTCCTTCAACTCGTCACCCACAAGACCTCCCCAATTGAGATACTGTATAAACATACAGTATCATGTAATAAGAAAAAATGTGAAGAAAAAATTGAGCAAGCTATTCAAGGTATGTGCATGATATAGAAAGTTATTGTTGTAAATGCCTTGTCATCCGTGCGTTATCTGATTCGTCAACGCCAGCCCGGCGCTTAAGTATATTCTGGCCTGGCGCTCTGTTTTGCGGCTGGGCGCCCACCTCGCTGACCCGACCGATCATCCTGCTTTCCTGACGCAAACGCGCAAGTAACCGCCGCCGTTCTGCTCTGTTTAACGGTTTCGAGAAATCGATCGACGGCGGATCTTCACTTTCCGTACAGTTATTGACAGAACTCCAAGAGAAAACGGGCGCGTCCTGAACGGCAAAATCCAGCTCAACGGCACGCTTCGGCACAATTTTCCACTCGATCAAACGGGTTAACACGGGCGTATCGCTGCCGACGCCTGCTGCGTAAACGCCGCGAATGCGCACAATCGTTTCGCCATATTCGTTAAGCGTTTCGCAGGCCTGATACCAGGTGCGCACCGCCAGCTGGTCACGCTTTACAAAGGGGCCGCCCTGCGCATTGACGTAGCTCGCCCAGTCACCGGCGTCAACCGCATTATGTACGGCAGCAAACGCTACGCTCAGTCCGCGCGCCGTTTCGCCATCGGCCAGGCGGCGCAGCTCGCGATAAACGGTAACCGGCGCGCCGCCGACAAACTGAAACTGACGAATATGCCAGCGCGCTGCCCATGCGGAGACGGCGGGCGCGTTCTCTTTCAACGTTTTACCGCTTTCATCGTCCCGTTCGTTATCAAGCGCATAGCCGTCGATATTTTTTGAAATGTACTTGGCTATATAGCCGGTGGCGCTGCCCTTCCGCGCATCGATCGCTTCGGCATGAAAGCGGGCTTTTTGCGCTGCCGCTGAGATCAGCTCATCACTTTCCTGCTGGCAGGCGTAATCGCTGATAATCTGACGTACACGCTGCACATTTTCCGGGCGCATAAACATCAACATATGCCAGTGCGGCGTTCCGTCATGGTGCGGCTCGGCAACCCGAATGCCGAACAGCCGGATATTTTCACGATGGAGTTTGGCGCGCGCCTTTTGCCAGACGCGGCAAAGATAGCGCTGCGTTTCCGCTGGGCTGGCGCCGTTCCACTGGTGATTACGGCGACCATTACCAGGCGTAGCGTGATAGCAGGCGGGCGCCGTTAAGGTATAAAAGTCACCAACAAAGCCCATTTCATTGCAGATATTTTCAAAGCCGCGAATGCGCACCATCAGCTCGCCTCGGCGGATCGCCGGATTCGCGACGCTGCCGTCGTACTTATCAATCAGGCTGACGCGGTTGCCCTCTTCATCTTCCAGCTCCATGCCTTTGAGAAACTCCCGCGTGCGGCGCTTCTGTTCGCGCCATTCAGCCACCGCCATTGGGCTGGCGTAAGGCGTGCGCGTCTTGCTGACGTTGCCCAGCGCGATATGCAGATGCTCGCGCCACGCCGCCGCCACGCGACGCAGGCGACCTTGCCACCATTTTGCATTCTGCATGCGCATAATGGCCGGCGCCACGTCGTCCGGCGCGAACAGGCGTGAGGTGACTTTCTCCCACAGCGGCGGCGTCAGGCCCAGCTCGCGCGTCAGGCTGGCAGCCAACATATAGAGCCGGTGAACGTAGCGATATTCAGTCTCATCACGCATCTGAAGATGGGCCTGCGAAATCTCCGCCAGCATAAAATGAGCAATGTCTTCCGCCAGCAGATCGCCGTCCGCACGGGACATATCCGCCAGGCGATTAAACCGCTTTATCAGCTCCCACCATGCGCCTGCCGTTCTGGCCGCGCCAGGCTGCGCCCGGTTATTGCCTGCCAGCAGGCGAAAGGTATCGCGACTCATCGCGCGCGCGCCATACTGCTTATTAACGCGTTCAACGCGCGGCAATATGCGCTCAACGAACGTCTTCGCTAAGTACGCATTGGCGCGCGCTGCGCCCTGCGTTTTTTCCAGGGTACTGACATAGCCTTTGACGCTCAGCTGCACAATAGTCGGCTGCTTTTCGAGTAATGCGCGCGCATGAAGCAGCGCTGCAATCTGGCGATCGCGACGGTAGATCTCTTCATAGGTGGGATACGGGCTGGGAATCGCTTCCCGTGGCGCATTCCACGGGTAAGCATACGGCGGCATCATTACAGGCTGCTCCGATAGTGGCGACTTTTCAGCTCCGCCAGCTCCTGGCAGGCGACGCAGCGCGTGACGCCGTAGAGGGCACGACGGCGCGCTTCGGGGATCGCCGCGTCACAATCGACGCAGAAAAATTCACTGACCTGTGCGCCACGGGCAGTGGCCTGTGCCACCTGATGCTCCAGCACTTCCTGTACCCATTCCTGTACCCGATCCATTGCGTCGGCCATTAATGCAGTTCCTGTGATTCAGTTTCATAACGTTCTGCTTCCTGATGTAGCAGTTCGGCGGCCTCAACGCCGTTCAACCCCTGCGTATGGATATGCAGCGCCAGCGCCGTCAAACGTCCCGCCACCTGTCGCGCGCGATTGCGGCGTTCATGGTTACGGACTGCGCTCAGCAGGGCGATCGGCGCTGATTCATCAACGCATTCGGTAAGTTGTTCGCTATTTCGCATTTATTGATCTCCTGATTTCAGGCAAAAGCATGCCCGGCGGGTTCACGCCATTTATTGCGGATTTATTTATTCAGTTAAAAAAGCGTCGGCCACGGAAAACTGGCGCGGCAATAATTTTCCCCAACACGCTATTTTATTCATTGCATGAATAATCAGTTCACGGCGCCGCTCATCGAAATATTCAAACCGCCTGCCGACGTCATCTTTTTTAAATGTGCCTGGCGCATCGCGATTAGCCAGCGTCAACACGCAAAATTTAAACTGCTCATTTTGGCGATTAAAATAATTCAGCGCCGGATTGAGATTATTCCTGCGCATTTGACGCCACGCTTTCCGAAATTCATCAAAGGTCATTTTTTCGATTTTATCGGTGCGCGCATGTAACAGCCGAATTTCGGTAAACGGTGTCGGTGTATATTTGGTTTTTACAGCTAAAGCTGAGTTAGCCATATTTCCTCCGGTAAAACGCCGATCGCGGTATTTGATTCCTTGCATATTCTTTTTTCTGTTTTCTTGCTTGCCTGCTTGCCTGCTTGCTTGCCTGCTTTGCAGAGTGGTCGCGCAAACACTGCTGGCTACGCGTTGTTCATCATGCCGCCTGTTCAAAAGCCGGGAAGACGAAACTCAGCGAGTTCAGCGCGACAAGACTCACAAAATGTGAACTATCCACCGATAACCAGCGAAAAACGGGAAAGCCTCTGCGCGTTACCCAACCGCGCCGCTTTACAGTGGGCATGACAGATGCGGATCGGCCCGTCCGCTTTCATACAACCCTTGCGGCGAATCCGCAGCACGCTGGGCCTGCACGGGATAATGTCGCCTACCCAGCGGTAAGCTATACGCTGAGAAACGTCTTCCCGTTCTGCATCGCGTTGCAGGGTAACGAGCGGCGCAGGCACTTTGATGATTGCGATTTCAGAAGTCATGTTGCATGATTCCCTGTTTGCTAGTGATTGCAGTTAACCATCATTAGTTTGCCAACGTCCGACATTCATTGCCTGGGTTTAGGCTTAAGTTAACTCCCAAAATGGAGTTTGTAAATAGGTTAAAGCTAAATGAGAATTGAAGAACTGGGTTTAAACAACGAACAAGTGCTGGACAGGATCTGCGAGGCTTACGGATTTACTCAGAAAATTCAATTGGCCAGGCATTTCGAGATCGCATCAAGCTCACTGGCGAACAGGTACAGCCGCGACTCGATTTCTTATGACTTTATCGTGCATTGCGCGTTAGAAACCGGCGCCAGTATTGCCTGGCTGCTTACCGGCAATGGCTCGCAGTTCGAGGCGAAAGGCGCCGACGATCGCCAGAAAATCGAGACATTCACATTAAGTGAAGAATCGCTGGTCAGTACGGGCACGATCACCATCTCAGGTCATTTTTTCAGCAAACCTTTTACCAGGCCGATCGCCGTACAGGCTGAGGGCAAACTGCATTTTATTGAGCAGGATGCTTCACTGTCCGACGGCGTATGGTTAGTGGATATCGAAGGCGCAATCAGCATTCGTGAGCTGACGAAACTGCCGGGCAAAAAACTGCATGTTGCCGGCGGTAAAGTGGTATTTGAGTGCGGGATCGACGACATTAAGCCGCTGGGACGCGTGACAGGCGTTTATAGCGAGCCAGGTTAAGGCAGTCCGTAAAATATGATTGGGCTGTGCGGCGGCGTCTTTATTTACCTTGTTCCCTTACCGCCTGCTGGCGGTAAGGGCGTTAAACACAGCGGCATTTATCCAGCAGGCCAGCGCCTGCTCATCAACGCTTCCCACCGTGACAAAATACCCTCGCTTATCACCTCTGTTTAGCCGATTGAAAAATCGCCAACCGCGTATGATGTTTCTCAGCAAAGTTCTGTGTCCGCCGGAGTGAATATGTCTGAGAAAGATCCTGTTGTTGAACGTCTGTCGCTGGAACTGCTGGCGCTGCGTCAAATTGTTCAAATGCTGATTACGTTTGGCAACGTGCCCACCGGCGGCAAGCTGAATAAGTACCTGGATAACCTGGCGAATGAGGTTGAGCATCGTGATGCCCGCGAAGCGAACAAAGCCATCGCCGATGTCATCCGCACCTATATCCGCTCTTAATACGCGTAATTAGCCTTAATTCTGACCTCGCGGCAGTGCAGGTTAGCTGCCGCGTTTTTTTTCCTGTCGCCG